ATGCATGACGTCCAGTTAGCGGCGCTAGTTTCCGGGGACCCGGTCCGTGAGCGAACAAGTACTGGTGCCCCGGAGAGCATTCGAACCTCCGACCAACGGCTTAGAAGGCCGCTGCTCTGTCCGCTGAGCTACCGGGGCTCACAGTTAGCCAAGCCAGATTTCGGGCGGGCGACCAGTCTGGGTGATCGTTCGGTAGTCGCCGGGATTCACGATCTCGGGCTGCACAGTGAGATCGCTGATCTCGACCGCGCCACCATTGAGTGATGCGCCTGGCCAGATCATGATCGGGTTCGTCGCCACACTCAGAATCTTCCCGCGCACCATCGAGACTTCATAGTTCCCACCCAAGAAGCTGCGGATCGTGCCGCCACCGGTGGTGACCGTAAAGCTGAAAGTGCCTAGCGTATTTGCGTTGGCAGTTCCTCGCCCGCCCATCCGGCCGAACATGTCGTAGACCGCAATCTGGACGGTCGCATTGGCACCGATCGCGCGCGCGCACCAGAGAGCGAGGTTGCCACCTCGGCCATTGATGAGCCCCACCGGGCCTCCAACCGCCCGTTCGATGTCGATGATGGAGACGCCGAGGAGCACTGTCCCTGCAGAGAGGGCGAAGTTGTATGCGCCCTGGTCGTTCGGGTGGGTGTTGTCACTTGTTTGCCGATCATCCTGCGGCCACGAGCTGATTGTGTATGTGGGAGCCATCACCGTTCGTCGCAGAGGGCCATCTTTGAGGGCCTCGTCGGCAATGGCTAGGTGAAGCCCGACCATCTGAGCTTCCTGGTTCGTGTCGAACGCTCCATTCTGGAGGTTCTTCCCCATGACAATCAGGGGGCCGTAGTAGTCATTCGCTCGGAGCACCCGGAAGTACTCATTGAACATCGCACGGGCAATCGCGGAGTCGCCTGGCGTGTTGTAGTTCCCCTGCAGGATGACAATGGAGGGCTCTCCTTGCTCTGCGCGGATCTGCGCGAGCTTGGCCGGAATCTCGGCCGCAAGCTGATCCGGGGTGGCCCCTCCGGTCGAGTCACGCTCATTGTCCCTGGCCACCTGGTTATCGATGCCAGTGGCAGCCGGGTTCTGGGTGCCCACAAGGTCGATCTCGTAACCGTAGACAGCGCAGATGCGCTTGAGGAACGTGCCGAAGAAGGTGCCCGAGCTTCCAGCGGTACTGTCGCCATGAATCCAGATGCGATCGGTGCGGTCGCGGCGAAGAAAGCCAGTACCCATGGTGCTGAGGACCGAGGTGGTCATGCCCGCCTCTGCCCCCAGCCATTTGCTATGTCAACCGCACCCAGGCCGAGCCGATGCTCTGGATGATGACCGTCTGATTGTCCGTGCCGATGGCCAGCGTGCCGACCCCGTCGATGGTGTCAGCACCATCCGCCACTACGTTGACCCCGTTGCCACCTTGGCGCTTGATATTCAGCACTCGCCCGTTCCCGTCGCTCGCCGGCGGAAGCGAGATCGTCCTCAGCGCGGCCGCCGAATTGACAATCAGCGTGTAGTCATCTGGCGCAACCGTGATGTCCGCTGAGACCGTGCGCGCAGGCAGCCTTACCGAGCCCCGCAGCCCAATGCTGCGAGTCAGGAGATCAATGGCCACGACGTCTCCGCCCAGCGACCAGGAGCGCAGTGAATCCCACCGCGCCAGGTCCACCCGTCCAGCATCAGTCACGCTCACGATGGCACCCGCCGATGTCGAAACCCAGCCGAGGCACACCGCCGTGCCCCCGACATCCGTGCTGGTTGCGGTGAATGTCACCAGCCCTTCTTCATCGATCCAGACATATCGAATCGCATTGTCAGGAGCAGTGGCCGTTCGTGCGTCGAGTGCGACAAGCCCACTCGCCCAGAGAGTGCCAGCAGCAATGTTCAGTGTCAGGCCGCTACCGGCGCTAAGGCCAAGGCCGGAAAGCACTCCACGGCCAGCCACACGCGCCAGGAGCGTCTCGAGGGCGTCCATCAGGCCATTCCACGTGGCCACCGAGAATGAAGCCGGTGTGATCCGCGGGAGGCTCACGACACTTCCACCCAGCTTTCGCCCAAGGTCGTGCTCTCGAAGCGTCGCACACCATCGATCACAAAGACCAGGGTTTCGTGCGCATCGCCGGCGAACTCCAGTCCGCCGCGCACTTCATCTGTGGTGACAATGACACCGAGGTCCTCAAGCGTTCCCCCCTTGGTCATCCGCCGATAAGCTCGGAAGTCGCCCGATGACCACACCAAGGTGATCTCCACGCCCGAAGAAGGATGAGTGGCAATCGCCACCGCGGTGCCGCCCATCATTACGCTTGGCTCACCCCAAGAGCGGCCATGGTCACCGGAGTAGTGCTCTTGAACGACGCCATCCAGGCACAGAACCACCCTGAGCGCTCCGCATGGGTGCCAGGCAACTTGCGCATCAGTGACGCCCTCAGCGTCAACCACAATTGCTTCATACGAGGTGCCCTTGGCGTCGAACACCCAGGACGTCACCTGAGTCTCGCGCACAAAGACCGCGCACACCTGGCCGAGAGGCATCCTGCACAGATGGACGCCCCCGCCAACCTCCGCCGCGATCTCTTCGAGCTGTGAGTAGAAGCCATGCCACGGTCGGCCACTGGCCCAGCTGCGCGCCCCGGTCTTCAGCCGCCAGGCCAAGGTCTCTGATCCATCCACAGGCTCGGAGTGCTCTGTGAGGAACCAGCCGGCCGGAGCTACCGCATCCGCTGTCACTTTGATGCCGATAGAGTTGTGCAGGTCGAGCTTGGCGCCGCTGGAGATGTACCGGCGTGGCTCTTGCACCCAGCTGATGACCTCCATGCCGTAGGTGCCGGTCTCTGCGAAGGTCGAAAGGTTGCGCGTCTTAGCCGGGAACGTCGGCACCGGGGGCACTTCCGCGAGGGTGTTCACCAAGGCCACCGGGAGCGTTCTGGCAGTGACAGGGGGCAAGGGGAAGGCAATCGTGCCGCGGTCAATGGCGCCCACGCTCTGCCCTTCCTGAGCATCGAACCGGGCCACCAGCTCTGCGGCCTCGCCATCGTTGTAGAACAGCCCCTCTGCCATCATCCGCATGGTGCGCATGGCGTCAATGATCGTGCTCTTGTAGCCCAGCGCGCGCACGTCCGGGTGGAAGATCGTGCCTGATACCGGGTCGTGCCAGTCGAGGTTGGCCCACCGAGGGCCAGGGCCATCCGCATAGAGCCATGCAGCGTGCGCAGCGGTGTTCCAGACCAGCTCCGGCACCTCTGGCGAAGTGAGGAGCCTGATATGGGGCAGGAGCACCGGGTCTTCATCATCGATGATGTCGAACTCGCAGCGGAGGCGCCTTGGAGTTCGGCCGGTGAGGAGCGAGAATAGCGTGGCTCGCTCCGGATCGCCCATCATGAAGGTGGAGATACCAGTTGGTTGAAGATCCGCGCCCTGGTCGCTGATGTAGAGCGCGCCGTGATCTTGAGCCCAATCGCCGGCGTACTTCGCCTGTGGGCCGATGGGGAGCCGGTAATCCTCGCCCTCGGTCGTGAATCCATCGCCCGGCACCAACTCGATGAGCTGACGTTCGCCGTCCCGCCCCACGGTGTACCAGCGGGCCGCAGATACGTTGGTGGTGGTCCACCTCGCTTCGATGCGATCGGCAAAGGCCGCCAGCAGATAGGGGAAGTGATCAAAGTCCGCAACGTTGAGCTCGAAAGCAATCGTCGTGGCGTCCGCATCTGGCGTGAGTTCAATCCCCGTCGGGCCTACGTCAATGGTGCAATTCTCACCCACGCCGTAGAGCGTTTCGGAGCGTTCATCGAAGGTGATCTCTTCGGGGAGCACGGACTCTCGCACTTGGAACCGTGAGACGCCAACCCAGTCGAGGCCGTCACGGTCACGCCCGGTGCCCGCTTTGAAGAAGGCATCCAGGAACGGCGTGTGGCCACTCTCTTCCAGGGGGCACGAGATGAAATGGTTCTTGGTCTGGGCGTCTTCTTCTTCGGGCAAGTCCTCATGCGTAAGGTGCTGCATCCGCACGAGCCGGTGGTAGTCCTCATAAGGCGCCGGCCCGCCATCAATCAGCCAGTCGAACCGCGCGTAAGCCAGCGACCAGAACGGCGATGCGATGTAGTTCACATAGCGCACCAAGGGCTCAAGGTGGTGGATGTAGCCCGCCATCTGCGGGTTCTGCGTCAGGTTCTGAACTGTGTGGGGGAAGTAGACGCCGATGCTCTCCACATCGCTATCGGTGTAGGCCGGGTCATCGTTACAAGCCGTTGCAGGGCTCGACGAGATGCCCCGCGCCCGAGTGGCCACCATCGGTGCATAGACCGGCGTGGACCAAGGGTCTTCGATGATGTTCGAGCCCGAGCGCACCACCGAGAGCATCTGAGTGAAGCTTGGGTGGACTTCCTCAATCACTTCCTCATTGCCGCCTGGCTTGGGGAGCACGTTCGGGCCGAGAGCCCACACCCGCTCAGACCTGGCCTCTGTCTTCGGGAAACCGAAGCGAAGCCACATGGCCGCATAGTCATCGGGAATTAGCCGCCGCACCGCCCGCGAGAGGTCAGGCACCAGCATCACGCGCCCGTTGCAGGAAATGCCCTCAAGCTCAGCCGGAGCCGCTGCGGAGCCCGGAGGGATCGGACACCCGGCCCGAAGAGAAGCCGCGCTGGAATCGAGGTTCAGCAGATCGCCCCATGTGCGGGTGGCCACCACAATGCCGGCCGTCGAAAGACCAAAGGGAGCCGTACCCACAATCGGCTCGGTGATCGTGGGAAGAGTGACCGGGAGGTCTTCCCAGCCACTCCCCTCATCGAACCGCCAGCCGCCCCGGACTTCATGCGTCATGGTCGCTGTATGGTTGTAGTCACCAGGAACGCCGCCCGCGCCCGCGAGCGCGTTTCCGAATACGTCAGCCGGGATGCCGCAGACCGGAATCCATGAAGGGCCGAGGCCGGTGCCGTTGAAGGTCGCGCCCCCCAGCGAGGCCTGGAAAGAGCCGTTCGTCCAGATCTCGATGTCATCCACCGTCATGCGCCAGGTCGCGGCCACCGAAGGGTCGAGGGCGTAGAGACGCACGCCTATGAAGCGCACTGCAATCGAGAGAAGCCAGCCCCCTGCGCCTACGGCCCCCGATTGGCTCCATCCGCCGAAGGGAGCATTGGGTCCGCTGTAGAACAGTTCATAAACCCCGGTGCTCGTGCCCGCTTGAATGGAGAGATAGACGCCCGCGTCCACAACTAGTTGGTTGGGCGTAGCTCCTGTCAACAGGGTGGCCGTGCTGCTTGCGTTGGCCGTTGAGCCGGTGAGGGTGCAGGACACATCGCTCGTGATGCCGAACTCGAGCTTCGGCCAATGTTTGATCTTTCCCGCGATCGGCAATCAGGGCCTCACAACGTCCGGACCGCCGACACGACTGTATCCCGGGGTGAACCAGAACTTCCCGACATCTTCTGCAAGAATGTTCACCCCGTCCACATCGCTCTCGAGCACGCGCAGCTGCACTGACTCCCTGGTTGCGAGCTGAGAGGCATCCACTGAGCCCGCAACCCGCTGGCGAGAGAGCACGCCATAAGGGCTGAAGTGCATCCGGGCAAAGCGCTGGCCAGCCCGCTGATACTCTCTCATTTGCCGCTGCTCTGGCGTCATTGCGCCTCCGGCAAGAACTCTTCGTCCGTCCACATCGGGGCGTTCTCGAAATCGGTCGGACCGACGTACTCCAGCGTGTAGAGAGCCGACCAGGTGAAATCACGCCGCTCCATCTTGCTGAGGTCATCGGCACCGGGGGTCTCGAGGTTATCGTGCTCGAGCTCTGGTGGGCAAGAAACGATACGCCAGGCTCCGTAAGACACGGCCTCGCCGACTTCAATGCCACGTTCCAAGTCGTCAGCCGGAGCTGGGCCGATGACGGCCACCAGATCATCCGGCCACACGTCCGGCCCCCATTCGCCTTCCATGGCGACCGAGATCCGCATTCGGCCCTCAGCATCGTAAAACCGCCGCGTGTAACGCGCAAGGCCATCCAGCGTGCTCGCCATCGCTGTATCGCTGGCCGTGGTGCGCCTCAGGCTAGTCCGTACGTGATGTGCGGGGTGCTCAGGGTCCCAGGCTCGAGGGTCCGGGGCAATGAATGCCGCGATGGCATCAGCGCCATCACCCGTGCGCGTGCTCGAATAGCAAGCGAGGGCATTGAAGGAGCCCCGCTCGATGACGGGCTCCATCTGATCGAAGAGGCGGTACCGCGACTCTGCCCACCGTTCCTCATCTGTAGCGAGTTCCGGGGGCTCAGTCAGGCCGTCCAGGTGGAAGATGTGATCCAGATCCTCAACCGAGGTGTAGAGCTTCGAGAACCTACAGACCCACATTCCGTCTTGGCGCATGACGTGGAGGTGGGGCTGTCCCTGGCGGCCGTAGTTCGAGCGCAGAGCCCGGAAGAGGTCCCCCACGGTCGCATCATCGTTTACGAGCTTCCAGTCATCACCTCCTGTCGCGGAAACCCCATCAACCGTCACAGCATCGAGGTCCGGATCAATGCTCAGCTCGGATTCAGGGAAACCTGCCCGCTTGAACCCTTCCCGCAGAATCGCGCCGATCGTGCGGCGGCTCAGGGATTCGATGCCGGCCGCGCTCGTGTCATCCAGCTCGTGCCAGAGATCTTCAATGAGAAGGTCATCACTCACCAAGAGCGATCGGCGAGGGGAGCGCACCATCATCTCATCCTCTTGCACCTCCACCCCGCCCTCGAGCACTGGGCGTCGCCGGCGAACAGTGCCCTCAAAGACCACCGTCTCATCCACCTCCAGCTTAATGGTGCCGCCCATCGTCAGCAGCCGCTTGTAATCGGCATTCATCGCCGGAGGTGAAGTGGCCGTATCCAGAGGCTGGAGACTGATCAGGGCCTCGAGCACTGACCCCGCCATGTCACTCGTGGCCTGCCAAGACAGCTTGCGGACATGTGGGGATAGATCGGTTTGCTCTGTCTCGGGCGTCACGATCCAGGGCGGCACCTCAAACTGCAGCGCGTAGAGTTCCGGCGTGTAGATTCCCGTTTGGCTCGGCCGCAGCCATGTGCGCAGCGAGACCTGGCGGTTCGTCGCCGAGTTCCATGAGATCTCCGTCGTCGCTGGCGCTCCCAACTCCGAGGTGTATCCCGCGCCCGGAGTCGTCAGAGCCGCACTCTTGCACAAAGTGGCCGGCAGGCCAACGCCCTCCGTTTGGCCGACAATGCCAAATGCAGTGGCTTTCGGGGCCAGCGGGCCAACGGCATGGCTCATCACCTCGGGAAGCGGCTCAGGGAGCGTTCGGACGCCAGAGGCCACATAGCGCACCTGGGCCAACCCAAAGAGAATCTGATACTCCGTCCTTCGAACACCGATGAAAACCGCTGCGCCTTCGGTTTTGCGAGTCACCCCGATCGTAGGATCAAAGGGGCAAGCGATCCCCCAGCGACGACACTCGATGAGGAACGCCGAGCGCACACCGGAATCAGTGTTGCTGGCCGTCGTTTCACCGCCACCACCTGCCTGGCTGAAGACGATGCTCAGATGGTCAGGCCCCCAGGGCAACACCGTCAGCTGAAAGGGCTGGCCATGGTCGATGCCACCAGCCGCGAACTCAAGCCGCTGCACGTGCGACCATTCGGTGGCCGAACGACGTGTCCAGAGCCATGCGTACCCGGAGGCATGGAGGCTCAGGAAGAAGCGGCCGCCAAATGCGATGCCCATGTACACATCGGCTCGGTCGCTCATGGTGCCGAGTGGCTGGATGAGGAGTGAGAAGCCCTCATTCGGTCGCATTGTTCGACCTGTCTTTGCAACCCATGACAGATCGAATTCACTCTCGGCGTTCAGCCCTGAAAGCCAACTGTCCACGTGAGGGAGCGAAGCAATGTCTCCCAGCGGATCTGGGCGCAGGGTGGCCCACAGGATCGGCGAGGCGCCGAGGTCGTCACGCACCTGCTCCGCCAAGGCGCCGGCCGCGATCACCAACTGGTTGGGGCGCGCGCCAGATCCGAACCAATCTTCACCCCAATACGGGTCTTCCATGAAGGTCGACCAGAGCGGGCCTGGCTGCAGCATGATGACGCCCGTGTTGGGCTCAAGCCACAATCCATTGTCGACCGCATTACCTGAGAGGTCCATCGCGAGCGGCCCGGGCTCGAGCTTTGCAGGGCCGGGAGCAGCTCCCCGCAGAGCCTTCGATCGGCGATGAAATGCAAACGCGTTCCGCCTCATAGACGGCCTGGCGTAGTTCGCGATTAGGGCGACCCGAGGAGCCATCAGTAAGCCGCTCCGTAGTTCAGGCGGGCTTGTGCCTCGGCGTTCGCTCGGTCGAGGCTGGCACGGCGGGGTGACATGCCCCCTCGGCGGCCCTGAGCGTTCCAGTTGCGCTGGCGGTTGCGCTCTTGGCTGTCCTGCCGATCTTGTTCAGCCGCCTGGCGGCGACCGCGCATTTCTGCACGCTTTGACTCCGTGGCGAAAATCTGATCATCGCCGGTCTCCATGAAGTACTGCGATCGGCTGAGTTTCCGGCCTGTGTACTTCTCTCTGGCGGCCTTGCGCAGCTCTGCCTCACGGACCGGTCGGAAAGTTCGCTCAGCATCTTGTTCAATCTCTTGCCGAAGCTGTGAGCCGGATTTGAACCCCCGACCCGCGAGACCGTTCTCGATCTGGCCAAAGAGCGTGTCATCGTAGTTCAGCCCTGCAAGGCGCCCGACACCTTCCACCACACCGGCAAGCGCGAGAGCGCCGGCGACGAAGACACCACCAGCACCTGCAGCAGTCCCGAGCGCCCCCATGCCAGCACTCGCGGAGCCCGCTCCAGGCACCCAGCTACCCACTCCAGCCTGGCCGAGTGTGTCCTTGAAAATCGACGCACCGGCCGTCTTTGGAATCTTCCCTCTCCGCATGCCACCGATCAGGCCGCCGCCTTGGGCCACTGCAGCTGAGTTGCTTGCTACGGCAAGCCCGGTGAGGGCTTGAGCAGCCCGCAGTGAAGCGATGATCTCGGCCATCTTGGCGGCCTTCATGCCGACCCAGACCGTGCCGACTCCAACCCCAACGGCCTCCCAGTTCGCGATGAGGAATCGGGTGGCCCCCACGACGCGAGGCATTTCTTTGGCCAGGTCCTTAACTGCCGGCGTGAACTCCTTGCCCAGGGCCGGCAAGATGTCCTGGGTGATCATGTTCTGCATCTTGGTCAGCGCGACGGAGCCTTGCTCGCTAACCTCGCCAAGCATCTTGACTGCCTCGCTGGATTCGCCGAAGCTCAAAAGGGCAGCGTTCACCTCCTCGAAGGTGAGCGGGTTCGTTTGGCTGCCGATGCGATCAGAGAGCCCCGCGTTCTGCAGCACTCGAACCAGGTTCACACCTTGCTCCTGCATGATGCGAACTTCGTCGCCTTGGAGCTTGCCGTAGTTCGCAATCTGGGTGTACTGCACCAGCGCGCGCGCCATGCCTTCCGTGTCCGCACCCGTCATAAAGCCAGTTGCGATGAACGCCTTCATGGTGCGCATCAGCATGTCGGGGTCGAGGTTGTTCGACAGCTGGCGCAGCGATGTGGAGACTTCCTTCAGCGGCAGGCCCAGGTCGTCAGATAGAGCCCGTGTCTGCTGGAATACGCCCTGCCCATCCGATGCTCCGTACCGATATCGGAAAGATCGGGCCAGGCCCTGTTGGCTGTCAAAACCCCGGACCCCGCTCGAGATGAGCGCAGCTCCGCCCGCCACCCCAAGGCCAGCGCCTGCAGAACGAATGTATCCGCTGACCCCAGCCTGGCTGGACATCGAGGCCATTTCCCGCTTGAGTTCTCGGATGGCCCGCTGCGCATCACGCGCGGCCTTTTCTTGCTGTTTTGCAGCCGCCTTTGCAGCCTTGCCGGTTAGGTTGTACGACTCGGCGACCGCCTTGTTCCCAGCGGTGATGGTGCGTGTCGAAGACCGGGACTCCAGTAAGTTCTGGCGAAACGCAATCCGCATTTCGGCCAGCCGGCGCAGGACATTCTGCGCTTCTGCCAGCCTGGCTCGAATGATGACTGTGTTCTCGCTCACCTTCGCCGCTGGCGATTTAGTCGCTGAGTGTCAGCTTCCATTTCTTTCTCAGCCTTGCGAGCGGCACTGATTTCGGCCAGCTCCTTCTGATAGGCGACCCAGCACACTTCGAGAACATCAAGAGGGTGCCAGCCCTGCCGAAGCAGGGCCGCTGGGTGTTGATTAGTTGCGGCCAGGCAGAGCCTGATTAGGAGCCATCGGAGCTGGCCGCGTCGGAGTTTCCCCGGAGGGCTTCCAGGGTGGGCTCGGTATCAGCTTCAAAGGGCTCAGGCTCCACTCCGCTGGCCGACAATGCTGCCTTCGCGATCATGGCCGCTTGCTTAATCAAGTCCTTGTCACCGTCCTTCTTGTAGGCCCTGCGAAGGATCGAGTAGGCCTGCGACCAGTCCGAGAGGCCGCCGACCGTCTTGGCGGGCGTCGTGAGGCCGAGCACGTGGCTTGCTGCAGCATCGAGTTGGCTAAAGGCGCCTGGATGGTTGATGCCCATGCGCACGATGTCACTGATGTCCGGCTTCGGGGCATCACCTTCGGGGACATAGGCCTCCAGAATCGCGCGGGCAGACGTCACGATTCCCTCCGGCACTTCGATGCCAAGCACCGTGGTCAAGTGATCGGCCATCGCTTCATCAGCGAGGGGCTTAGGGAAAAGAATCTCGAACTTCCGCTCGACCGTGACACCCTCGCCGCTGAAACAGAACTTCTCACCCGCGACTTCAACCTCCACAATCCCGCTGGCCATCTCGGCCACCCTGCGAAACTGATTGCTCATAGACCTGCCTGGACGATGGTCGGGGTGACTCCGTAAGCATTGACCTGCAGGTCAATGGTGCCCGGGTTGCCGATGAAGTCAAAGTCCGGGGTTGGCATGATCCCCTTGTGGACCATGGTGAAGTTCGCGCCGACGTCGTGCTGATTGTTCCCGGTGATCGTCACCTGCACGAGAGGGCCGTGGTCCTGAAGCTCCTTGATCAGCTCGCTGGGAACGCCCATAGGGGCCGAAATCGACACCGAAGGGTCATCCTTGATGATGCGGTTCAGTGCGACGCGATCTTGAGCGCCGCTGAAATCTCCAAGTTGCTGGCCGCCCGAGAAACGCACGGAGTTTGACTTGAACGTCACATCCGGGTTGGACGGCAACGTAGCAGGAAACTTGCCCACATCGGGTCCGCAGAACCTCATGGTAATAACGTACTCGTGGGAACTCAAGTGAACGGCGGGGATGGACATCTTTAGCTCTGGGGCACCGAGAGCATGACTCGGTACTCAGTCACCAGATGCCGGAAGATTCGAGAGCCGTCAACTGACACCGCTTTCCGCTCTCCCCTTCGCTCGCACGTCAGCGTAAACCCTTCTTTCACGCCCTTGGCCTGGTGAAGCAGCTGCCCCACGCGTTCGGCCACCCCATAGGGCGGGATTTCCCCGTTCGAGAAGGAATAGACCATCAGCATCGCATCACACATCAGTCGCTGGCCCTGGGCGTTGATGTCGCCCATCTGCGGGATGTCGAAAGCCACCGCGGGATACTCGGTCTGGGCAGGCGCCAACCGCCCTGCGTAGATCGCGGGATCTGTTCCGTTCGGGATTGTGGCCAGCAGCGAAACCAGTTGTGCGTCTTCCGAGAGCGTGTCGTAAACCCATCGCTCGATGGCCTGGAGTTCACTTGCCACGCTTCATTGCCCTCTTGATCGCTCGGTCCACTTCTTGGGGGAAGATTCGGCCCTCGAGCTGATTGGCGGCCCTTCTCATGTAGAACTGCCCAGGCACATGCAGCGTGCCTCCGTCCTTGAGTTGCCTGGTGGTGCCGTACTCGACGTGAGTCGCATAATCCGTCCCCGTGGCCGTGATCGCCTCGTAAGGGTCACGCGGCCGCTCGGATGTGACGAAGGTTGCCGTGGGCCGGAAGGATGCCCCGCCGACGTGCGCTCCGCGTCCGAAGATGATGGTGATGATGCTGCTGCGAAGCAGCCCTGTGTCCACCGGTGCCGCCATCTTGGCGACGGCCTCTGTTCGAAACGCCGCAATGCGAACTGCATTCTGCAATTCTTCATCAAGGTGCTCGACCAGGCCATCGAGCTCCGGAATCTTCATTTCCACGAATAGCTCAGGGATCACGATAGCCTCCGGATAACCGCTCTGCCCGCTGTTTGCCACTCCTGCGGATCTTCGACGGAATCGACTTCATAAATCAGGCCGTTCACCTTCACCTGGTCTGCCGGCGTGATCGTGAGCGCCTTGGGGTAGGTGAGCTGGTATCGAGCGCGCGCGATCGGTACTGGCTCGATGTCCGCAACCTCATCCCCTTCCCTGTGCATGATCAGGTGGCATGGGTGTGCAGCAGACCAGGTGTCCGTGCTCTGGATGTGCCCCTCTGCCGTGGCACTCGACGTCCGGGTGAGCAGGCGCAGCTCATCGGGCATGGCCGACTCCTGGGCGGCCGCCATCCAGGCCACATCACTCGCTGATAACAACGACTTCCTCCGGCGCGGTCAATTCCAGTTCCACTCCCGACATGCGCCGCTTCCTCGCCTCATTGGCCATCTTGCGGAACCGCTCAGGCCGGTCCGACAGATCGAACTTCGAGCCATCACGAGAGAAGGTCACCTGGTTTGAACAGAGAGCAGCCTTGCGTTCATAGATCAAGGCTTCAGCTAGATTGAGGTCCCACGTGGGCACCCAGTCTGTATCAGCAGGTGCGCGGCCAGCGCTATCCGCCAGCTTGCACTGGCCGAGGAAGGTCTCTACGTTGGCATTCGTGACCACCGGCTCTTGGTCGGCGGCTGTGGCCAGCACAAGGTAGTCGCGAGCGGCAGCAAGGGTCACAGACGCCGATGGAGCAATTCACCCTAAGAGTCAATATCAGCCCGACTTTGCCAACTTCACTACAAGCCCAACTTGGTTCGAAGCAACTGTGAAGCTAATTCCATGTCCCACCATGGAATCCACCTCGAGTCGTCTGACACCCTACCCTGAGGGTCCGCAGACATGCTGTCAAAGAAGACCTGCTGGAAAAGCCTCTCTGAAATCTTCACGTCCGCTGGAATTTTAGCATGGGACCGCAAAATACCCTGTTGTTGCAGAACGCTTTGGCAAAACCTAATCAGATTATTTACATTGTTACCTGGGACATCTACCAACACTCTCTTTCGATCTAACTTGAACAAGCTTCCGCTTATTGCGCCAGTCTCATCCCACTCGCCAAGCACCCATGTACTCGTTACCAATAGCGTTGACCCATCGACGCATTTGGCCTTGAGATCAACCTCTAAAAATGAAGAATGCCCGCCATGAATACCAACAGCTAAAAAGTCGCCCCACGGCACTTCGATGGAGTGTGTCGAAGTGCCATTCGAGAGGACGTCCTGCGGGTTAGAATCGCTTATAATTAAGTCAGATTCTGCATACTCTTGTGTGACAACCCTTAAAGAACCAGTTACGCATAACCTTTTGGCTACCAGACATGCTGTATGGTTGCTGAAATTTGATATCTCCACCCAAATCTCTGCAGTTGTTGAGCGCTTGATGACTCGCACACCTACAACGGAGATGTTTTGTAGATTAGAAACAAAAAGCAATTCAGATTGCCGTTGTTGATCAACTGAAAGATCAAGTTGATTGTTTGCAATTTCCCCTTGCCGAGCAGCGATGTCGTTACTTGCCTTAGCGAGGACATTTTGCTTGTCCATAAGCGTCACTTGATCAAGAATTAGCTGCGATTGCCTCTCCATAACCTTTGTTTGCTCTCGCATAACTTGACCTTGTTTATGCATCAAAACGCTCTGAACCACCACGAACACCAGCGCCCCAAGCGATCCGACCAATGTCCAAATTTCGATTGTGATTGAAAAGAAATCCAGGACTCTCATTGGTTCAATCTACCCAAGTCTTAGCAGATCAACAAGCCTGCGCCACGAAAAAGCCTCCCCGGACAAGTGGGGAGGCTCTGGAGATGAACACGCGTCGGCTGGGTGGTTACGGTTGTGGTGCCCCCTCGCCATTCGCCTTGGCGGGATCTGCGTTGTCATTGCTGTCGGCCTGCTTGGCCTTCTCAGCGGTTTTCTTAGCGAGGTCCAGAAGCTGGTCCTTGTTCAGGCCCTTGAGCTCCTTGCTGTCAATGTTCTTGGACTCGAGGTGTGCGACCAGGTCGGCCTTCGTCATCCCAGCGAACTCGCTCGGAGTTTCCAAAGCGGGGGCAGGTGACCCCTCGCCCTTCGCTTTGGGTGCTTCAGGGACCTCGTAGTACCCATCCTTCATCAGGATCGCGGCCCGCTTTGCGTCCTGGGGGGAGTCCCCCAGGATCACAGTGCGCGTACCTTCTCGGTTCTTCAGCTTCATGGTTAGTTCACCGGAACGGCATAGACGTCCACCTTGCCCGCAAGCCCAGTGGGCGTGCCAGACGGGGTGAAGGTCAGCCAGTGGCCCACCGGCCAGTACACGTAGGCCCTGCCGTTGGCCCCCGCATTCAGCTTGTTGTTAAGCCGACCCGGCGTCGCAAGGCTCTGCCCGTCCATCAGATTGTCCGCCGAGATCGCAGTGGCTGCGATACCCGCATCGAACGTTTGTCCGGCAACAGCCCCGGTGATGCTGAGCGAGGCCACGTCCACCAGCAGCGGCGTGTCGCCATCGTTCTGAATGGCCAGCATCCCGCCAGCGCCGGCCACAGCCTTCAGGGTGAACTGAAGCCGCCCTTCGGCGTAGTAATGAGCGAGTGCGCTCATTAGGCCACCAACACCCCGAAGTGGTAACGGGTCGAAGCGTCCGGGTTCACCAGATTCGTCGGGTTCGGCTCTGCCCACCCAAGCCGCATGATGACCTGCAGGGCCGCCATGTTCTGCTGAGCGAGGTTGTACAGAATCGAACCGTCAGGTCGCTGAATCGTAGCTTCGGTAAGGACCCGGAACTCCATGTCCTGACGAATCGAGTAGACAGCATTCTCCCACTCCCCAGCAATCAGCAGTGCAGATGCATCAACCGCACGCAGATTCTTCTGGAAGTAGTGAGGGACACCGTCGAGCTCGAAGTTCGTTGCTCCCTGGACGCCGCCCTGGCCATTGACGCTCTTGAAGATTGGGTTCCCTTGAGAGTCACGCAGGCCGCGAAGCTTGCCCTTCATGGTCAGCAGAGACACAGCACCAGTGACGCCGTATCCATTTTCTTCAACCTTGGACCAGACGCCTTCCTCGCCCAAGAGCGCATCGTAGATGTCCTTGTTCGCAGCCACAAAGGTGCTGAGGTCCACGTCAGTTCCAGCAGCTACCGCCTTGGTAACGATCCCTTCAGGCCAGGTCTCCGGGCGCTCCGTTCCGTAAAACACGGCTCGGTCCACCTTTTGCATCAGAGCCTGCACAATTGCCGGGCGGGTTTGCCCCCAAATGTCATATTCCGCATCTGCCAGAACAGCTCGGGAAATCGGAACGATGACCGCAATCTCTTCGGCTGTAACAAACACGTTCGACCACTGGGTCTTTGTGGTTTGCTGCTGGCCAGTATCAGCCGGATTCACAAAGTAGGCCTCCGGGAGGCTACTGAGGACCGGCATGCGCAATTGCGCACTAGTCATGTCCGGTAACCGAGTCGCAAGTTGCATGAAAATGCTGCTTTCGGTTACGGATTCTGCGATCTGTCTCGATACCTCTTCGGGAATGAGAGACTGGGCGTCGGATCTTGTAATCATGTGATTGAGTTGGGTTATTCGATCCCTGCAGCCTTTCGGATCATGCTATTCATGTCCCCAGCCGCGGGCGTTTGCTGAGTTCCGCTTCCCGCGTCGCCGCTCCCTCCCGGAGCAGGCTGTTGAGTGGCAAACAGTTCTGGGAAAGCGCCCTTAATGGCCTCCCAGTTCGGCTTGCCGTTTTGGTCGAAGTGGCCCCCTTCCCGGGCGGCCAAGAATGCAAGGTGCGAATTGCTACAACCAGCGGCCTGCGCTCCAGCAAGGAACTCCGCGCGCTGATTTGCTTCGCTCAGTTGAGCCAGCAGGCTTCCCACCTGCTTCTCCATTTCAGAACCCTTTTCAGCTGCAGCGGCCAGATCCTTGGCCTTCTTTTCGAAGTCCTTTCGCATGGTTCGCTCGCTCTCCGCAGTGGTCTTCAGCCCACGGACATGGGCATTGACCAGCTCCTGGTGGGCAGCATCCAACCCCGCGAACCACTGATCGTAAGCCAGCGTGTTCGCAGAGGGGTTCTGAGTGCCGGTGCCAGCAGCCGGGGCCGGGGGTGTCCCACCACCAGGCGCGCCGTCACTGTTCCGGTAACGTCGATATGCATCTCGCAACATCAGAGGCCGGTGGCCTGCCGATGAGCGTGCGTCAACGCAGGGCCAAAGATCGCAGCGAGCGCTCCCGCACGGACGGCCCCCAGCGTGGATCATCGAACTCGGCCACGAGGTCTGGCAGAGAGACCTGGCCGCTACTGAACGCCTCGTACTTGCCAGGGCCGAGAATGCGGAGCTGGTCACCCTTGCTCAACCGGTCGAAGCGATCAGGGCCGAGGCCAATCCCGTCCTCATCTTCCAGCGTGAACACTACCGCAGCGGCGCAACGGCATTGAGGGTGGCGATAGAACGGCTGATTGATCGAGTAGAGCCGACCATGCAGAGCCCAACACACAGGGCAGGTGCGCACGTCGAGGGCCGAGATACGCCGGTACCCCACAGCCCCGAATGGCTCGGCATTCACCTGGTAGTTGAGCAGAGTCGCGTCTCGGTGGGCGCTTACGATCTCGGTGCGGGCGATGATATCGCTCTTCTGTTTCAGCTCTCGAGCGGCCATCACTATGTCCTCGCCGATTCCGGGCTCTTCGACCGCGGTCCGAATCCTGCGGCGAATCGTAGCCGCCACAGTGCGTGGGTTCTGGCCCTGGCCAACGCCCTGGAGAAGACTGTCCTGAACGGCGTCACGAAGCACGAGGGGGTAGCGTGCAAAGACCTCAGCCAGCGGGCTCCCGTCGCTCATGCGCCCTACCATGTTCTCGAATGCGGCAACTGGCAACCGGTTCCATTCGGTAGCCACGCGCAGCCGATCAGGGTGTGCTTCGGATGCGAAGTCGAACGCGGCCGCACTTGCCATTGCAACTGCCTCGGCCTGGGCACCCGTGATCAGGGCGGTTTGCAGATCCGATACCTCGCCCATCTGAATGGCGACCTGGTCAAGCAGCCGCTGGAGCCGTTCAGATCGAATGAGCCACGAGACCGGAGCGTCACCAGCCTCCCTGGCCATGTCATCAAACAGGGCCAGTAGCGCCAGGAGCAGAGCATCCTCGAGGTCTTGGTAAGCAGCCTGCATGCCCGCGAGAGCGACGGCTTCACGCTCGAGGATTCGCCGGCGATAGTCGGCGGCAACCTGTTGAATCGTCACGGAAGCTCAGGTGCGCGGGTCAGACGGGCAAAGGCTCGCTCTTCCCGCTGAAGGGCAGCCGCCTCGGATTGCTGGGCCAGTTCCTTGGCCGTCTCACCATCCACGCCCAGAGCTCTTTGGAAGACCAGATCCTTGGGCGCACCAAGGCGATCGAGAACCGCGCCCAGCTCCGCTCGCTCCATCTCTGTGACGGGCGACGTGTCACGCCACACCGCATCCACCACCTGGGTGGTCGCAGCCTCGATGAGATCTTCCCAGACGTTGCCGAAGAAGACCTGACGGTCTTCCACCTTGGTCTGAAGCGGGCTCTCGGTGACGCGAAGGGCCGCGCCGCTCGGCACCTGCCCCTTCTCACCAAAGAAGTAGGCAGGCACGGAAGAGACTCTGGCAATCTCCATCCGATTGCTCTCTGCCACCGCCAGATTCCCCTGGAACTCGCCCCCCGGGAGTTGCCCGAATTTGGCGTCTGGATTTCCGGACAGCCATAGTTTCTTGGCCGCCCAGGAGTTGTCCGCCTTCCCTGTTTCTGGGTTAATCGTCGGCTCGATGCCCGTGCCGTACCGCTGGGGGTACGCACTTGCTTCCATGCCGACGACGAGGTCATAGAGGCTCTTGTTCAACAGGTCTTGGAGCGGAATCACCGTCATCAGCTCGGAAGAACCGAACTCGCCGAGGCCCACCCCATTCGCCCAGTGGAAGACCGGCACGCGGTTGAACTTGTGCACCTGGATGGCTGGCTCGTTATCTTGGTCGTAAGGAATGAGCGGCGACTTACCGAGGGTGCTGAGTTCCTCCGCCTTGTTGGTCGTGATGAAGCGCAGAATCCGGTCGGCGTAGTAGATCGTGATGCGGCGGCGCTTCTTGTTGCCTGTTCCGACCTGCCACGTTTTGACGGCCGCAATCATCTTTTCGCTGTCGCTGTCGTCGTAGATCGGTGCGATCTGCCATGGCCTCTGACGGTAGAGGCGCGGGCCACTTCCATCGTTCCACAGGATTGCATAGGCATCGCCGAACTGAACCGCGTCTCGGTGGATCGCTCTTTGCTTGGCGTCGAAGCGAGAAGCCTTCAAGAAGTCGCCAACAGCTTTGTCCGCCGGCGTAAACCCGCCCACGATCAGGCGCCCCGAGATCGTATCCACCACCAGCGGGCAGAGGTTGTCACACAGCCGCTGCAGCGCACCCGCAAACCGCTCCCGGAACTCGGGAGACACGTAGTTCATGGGATGCTCGCCGGCGTAATACCGCTTCAGCTTGCTATAGGTGGAGAGCCGGGATGCGAGCGCATTGATCCCTTCCACGATCTGCGGCCCATGAAGAAGAGAGGCTAGAGTTTGCGCGGCCACGCGGTGATATGGCGGCGAGGCGACAATCCGTCAATAGTTGGTGGACGACACACCGACCGCGCGATCCGGGAAGAGGTGAGTGAAGCCCCAGACGTAAGCATCGAGCCGGTCAGGGCTCTTGAGCCCCTTGCCGGGCTCCCACTCGCAAAGCTGGTCCTCAAGCTCGGCGAACACGCCCATGTGGTGAATCTTCCCCTGCTCCGACATGCTGGAGATGGGTTCGGCGCGCGCCTCCTTCGCATGGCTCGCGTGAACTAGGACGACATTAACCGTCGAATCAATGGAGTGGATGGTGTGCTTCACCATCGAGCCACCCTGGTTGGACTCAGCAACGATGGCGTTGGCCTTGTACTTGTGGTAGGCCGCAACGGCGGCACTGGCCCACGTTTGCGGGGTGCCTTTGGTGCTCACGTCATCGAGCAGGATGCCGCGCCCTTTGGTCGTGCGGGCGCAGACCACAATCCCATGCTCGGCCACGTCGTCAGACTTCTTATCGGAGGCGCCGGGGTCCACTGCCACCACAATGCGGCTGATGGGGTCGTTCGGGAACGGCCTTGTGATCCGTCCGTCATCGATCCACGCACGTTTCCAAAGAGCGCCAGGATTGTCGTCGAGTAGCTCTCCTTCAAGCTCTTGCCGCCCAAGGCGAGTGCCCGCAAAGCGTGCCTCGAGGGCATTGATGAACGTGCGTGCCAGATTCGCCTTGTTGTCGTACGTCGCGCCCCGTGTGATGTGCAGATCCGGAAGCTTCAGCACGTCCTTGAACGTGGGCGTGGGCTTCGGGGTCGTAGCGATGGCAATCTGTGGATTGTCACCAAGGCGGCAGCCGAACACGAGATTGCTCAAGGCCTCCGGATAGCGCCACGCAGCGACTTCGTCCGCTACTGCCTTGTGACACTGCGGCCCGCGGAGTTGGTCCGGCTCATCGGCAGAGAAGCAGAGGGCCATGGAGCCGTTGGGCCAGGTCAGCATCATGTCCTTTTCGTTCCACTTCGGGCGAAACCACGGAGGCGAGCTGGCGATGATGCCAGCCGGACCTTTCACGATCACCTTTCGGAAGTCCGCTGATGTGCGGCCGACAATGTGAATGATCGTTCCGGGTGTCTGCGCCCAGAAGATTGTGACCTCAGCGATGGTGCGTGTCTTGCCCCACCCGCGGCCCGCCTGCATGACCCACGCGAACCACTTGCCGCAGGGCAGTTGTTGGTCCGGTCGCCCCCAGAATGACCAGTCGTACTTGAGGACCTCGAGCTCTTCCTCGGTGAAAGTGCCGAGGATGCGAGCCCGATCAGCCTCCGTCTGAGAGGCGAGCCATGCGCTCGTGAATTTCACTTCTCAGGGCCTCGGCGCGGTTGAGGTTCATTCCTGCGTCGGCTTCAGACAGGCCATAGCTGTCTCGCTCGATTCGCACAATTCGCTCAATGGTCGTGGACAAGCTGTTCAAGTGGCCGGTCAGGCTGTCGCCACTGCCGAGCTTCAGGACCACCATCGCTTCTATCCGCTGTTCTTCGTTGCCGTGCAGGTACAGATGAACCAGATCCAGAACCCGCTCCACCGTCGCGCGGAGTCGCTTCGTAAGGCGCCGGTGGCTGGCAATGACATCAACTTGCCGCTCTGCAGCGGCTTCCGCCACGGGTCGCCGTACACTGTCCACATCCTGTTCACTTGCGTCCAGTTGTGCGAGCTTCGCATTGCGAAGCCGCTTTACTTCGCTGGAAGGGTCTTGCGTCCATCCTTCCCGCTTGATGCGTTGGTGGATGGTTGTGTGCTTGACCCCGTGTCGCTCAGCGAGAGCCCGGAGCGTGTAAGCCCCGGTTTCGTACTCAGCGCGGATGCGGGGCCAATCGAGGTCGGCCCGCCTGCCCATCAGAGCTTGAACTCAATCGAGCCGTGGAAGTGGTTGCCGCTTCGGAGGTCGGGGACTTGCACCGGCACTGTTACGCTTGCTTCAAGCGGCTGGGTCCACGAGAAGAGAACCGCGTCATCCATGCCATCCGGGTGAACAGCGACCCGGGCAACAGGATTCGCCATGTGCTGATTGTCCGTCACGGAAACGAAGATGTCGAACGGGCCAGGGATGCGGAGGTTTCGGCTCAAGCCGACGCCCAGCGGGTAGTCAAACACTTGGTCCACGGTGCCCGTCTTGGTGTAGGCGATCTTGAACAGCAGGAGGTTGATGAAGGCTCTAAGCCGATAGTCGCCACGAATGCGGATGCTGGGCATGTTACTGATTGCCCGGAAGGGCCTCCGGGGTCAACGCCTTCACTGCCTTGCCTTCCGCCCTCTTCAGCCACTTCCCGAGCTGGCCGAGTACCGGCAGGTCCATCTGAGCCGAGTTGATGAGCACCGAGCGCGCTTCGTGGAGGATCAGGATGGAGAGCACCGTGAGCATCGCCCCGGCCACCCCGTCTCGCTTGAGAGTCGGAGTCAGGGCTGCAGCCTGGCTTACTCCCCAGATCACCGCGTAAACGGCCAGGATCGAGCACGAGTAGCCCACCATCTTGGCCACAGTCCGCCTGAACAAGATGTTCCCATCGAACTTCCCTGCGTACCAAGCGGCTGCGGCTCCAGTCACCAAGTCGAGGAGGAGAAGGGCAACCATCACGATGCCACCCACCACCACACTCTCTGAAGGCATGAGCGATGCCAGGCCACCAAGCGTGATGGCGGCCACAAGTTCAGTCGGACCAGCGATCAGCGCCTTCTTTGTCGCCGCTAGAACCTGGGGGTAAGTGATCAAGCGCCAACCCCCAAGGAATCAGGAATCTCGAGCCATCCAAACCGGGTGAATGCAGCAAGCAAGGACCAGTTCCGCTTCCTTCGCATGACGAATCGGCCTTCCCTGCTGCCGGCCGCGTTGGTGTTGCCTTCGATGGTCTCGACCGTGAAGGCTCCCAGCACCTTGGTGACAGCGAAGATGTGCCCTTTCCCGTTGTGACTGTTCCAAAGTGCGAACACGCCACGCTTGATGCCGAGCCATTTCGAGCGCAACAGCTTGTTCTCCTTGGCCCAGGCCCACCAGAAGTAGGTGCTCGCCGCATTGTCCGGGAGTTTGCTGCGGTCCGCACCTGCTTCCAGAAGTGCCCAGGTGAGGAGAGCTGCGCACCATGGGGCAGGCTGATTAAGCCCAGCCGCATTGAGGTACTTCTGCACTTCCGGCCCCCAGTTGCTCGGGTTCTCTTCCACACCCACCTGCGAATCGAGCACCATGAGCGTGCGCTCACTGAGACTGGCCTCGCGCCAGTTCTGCCTTGCCCACGCCTTGAGATACGAGGGGGCAGGCTTTTCACGCCATGTCGTTTGCGGCATCTCCCTTCGCGTGGGGGCTGGCATCGTGGCCGTCAACCTTAGAAATCCGTTTCGAGATAGAACCGATAGAAGTCCATCACCACCGCAAGGGCCGTGCCGCCGTTGTTGGCGTAGGCGTGCCATGCCAGCAGGGTCGTACTTGCGGGCATGTCCGTGGTGATCGTGCCTGTGGCCACCGCCCCCGTTACGAGGTTGGTGACGCGCCATCCAATGCGGTCGCTGTTGGGGGCCGCGAACAGGTCGAAGTCGTAGATGGCCGTGGTGCTGTTCGCCGGGAACTCTGAACCCAGGTTGATCTTCGTGCAGGTGCCCGCGCCGTCGTTGTGCATGACCTGCATGTTCGTGTCCGCAGAGTCGTTGCCGAGCAGAATGCAGTTCGTGAGCGCAGAGGGCTGTTGCGTGGTCGCGGTGGCACCAGTAGAACTCCATAGCCCCACTGCGGTGCGCTGGTTGGCTACGGCCGTGTTCATGCCCCAACGGGTGCGGGTGAAGAATCCACCAAAGCCTGCGAAGTCGCCACGGTAGCACTGGAACGCCGCCACGCGAAGTTCAGAGGCAGAGTTGGCCGTCGCCGCTGATGTGACGATGGCCCGCCGCACACCTTCCTTGAGGTTGCTTGTTGCCGTGATCGCGGGGTGAGAGACGGTACCGACCGCCGTCGGAGCCACCACGCCAAGAAGGCTAAACGCCGTCGTAGCAGACGGGGCAATGATCTGAACCCCGTTGGCGAAGATGGCGGGCTGGAGCGGGCTGTCGAGGCCGCTGGTGCCCTGGAAGAACGGGAGCCGACGCCCGCCGCGTTGCATCGTGAAGAGCTGCAGGCCCGACGAAGGCACTGAGGGCTTCTCGGTTTGGTCCACCAGCGAGAGAACCGGCACCGTGGGCGAGAACTCCCGGTATCCCAGCGAGTTCCATGCGTCCGTACCGTTCCCGATCTTCATCAGCTCAGTGTCAGTCTCGAAGCCGATCTCACCCGCGCCTAGAACCGGGTTGTTGGCCGTCCAATTTTCCGCAGTGTCGCGGCGTTGTTGCATCCGAATGGGCATGTTATGAAGTTCCTCCGTCGATCACGTCATCCGGGGTGTAGGCCGACGACGCCGTACCCCCGTCGAATTGGCCCACGCTGGCCAAAGAATCAAGCCAATGGGGCTCGGTGCCAACGAAGCCGTTAGCCACCGCCACCTCGTAAGCTGAGAGCCCTTGCTCGCCCTGCGGCCCTTCGGGGCCTTCTGGGCCTGTTGCACCCGTGGGTCCAGCCGGGCCTGTCGCGCCAGCCGGACCTTGGGGACCTGTCGCGCCCGTGGGGCCGGGGTCGCCTTGCAAGCCTCGCTCGCCTTGAGGGCCTTGCGGACCAGTGGCCCCTGTTGGACCAGCCGGGCCAGTGGCACCTGTCGCACCCGTTGCGCCGGTCGCACCCGTGGGGCCCGCGGGGCCAGTATTTCCCTGGGGACCAGGAGGGCCAGCCGGGCCGGTGGCTCCGGTCGGGCCTGCGGGACCCGCAGCACCAGCGAGGCCAGTTGCGCCCGTGTCGCCTTTGGGGCCTCTCGGGCCAACCAGGGAGTTCAGTTGCACGTCCCGCGTCGGAATGGTGATTTCGACGTTGTAAACCGGCGCGTCAGCTGTAAGCTCTACCGTGATCTCGCTCATGGTTGATCGCTGTTCACTCCCCGAATCACCGTGAGCTTGCCGGACCCGATGACGATCTCCGTCTCATCCTCCCAAAGTTCGATCTCGTACTGATACTGCGGGCCGGGAGCGAATCCGCGCGTGGTCGCTACGGGAATCGTGAGCACCGCAAGGCCCTGGGCGGCGTTCGTGATCTCGAAGCCTGAATCTTCATCCGATGTCTTGATGTGGAAGTCCGGCTCAACATCCGCCGAGAACACCAGCGTCTTGCCCGTGAGGTTCACGATGTCGCCTTCTTTCGTTTTCACGGCGAATGTCACGGTGAATGTGGTGCCTTGGTGGATGATGAGCGACATCAGAGACACGCTGGCGGGCGTGCCCCTGATCGTCAATTGCCGTTGTTCTGAAGAAGCCAGGCCGCAGCCTTCCAGTCGATCACTGGCTCCGTCTTGGTGGTCTCGATGGTCGAGCCATCCACCGCCCGGCGCCTGGTCACGGTCACAACGTCGCGTGGCTGAGAGGCCTTCTGTACAGCGGCCAGGCAGCGGAGCCGAAACTCCGCCTCAGCCCGCTTGCACTTCATCTGGAAGTCTGGGTCTTCCCGAATGAAGGTTGCTACCTCTGCAAAGGGCACCTGTGCGAAGTTCGCCGCATGGATGCGACTCAGCCCCGCCCTGAGCCCCTGCAGCACCCAATCAATCTGCTCTTCGGTGAGCAAGGATGGCCTCCTTACCAGTCGCCGCTTCCCATCGCCTCAAGGCCACGTCGACAAACACGGGCTGCAGTTCCATCGCACGGCACTTCCTCTTAAGGTTCTCCGCTGCCATCAGCTGCGAACCAGATCCACTGAAGAGCTCGAGCACGATGTCGCCAGGCAAGGTGTGCGTGCGCATCGGGATCATGAAGAGCTCGAGCGGCTTCTGAGTCGGGTGCTCATTGCCGGACACCGTTTTGCGACCGTCATGATCCACGAGCCACACCGACTTCGGCCTGGTGGCATTCGGATCCGCCATTCTCGGGCGGTTGCCTCGCCGCCACCCATGAATGCACGGCTCGTGCTGGTAGTGATAGGTGCAGTAGGTGATCACGGCCACCGGCTTCACCCAGATGATGCACTGGTGGAAGAGGATTTCGAGTTCCTCCCAAAGCCTCTCGATGATCGAGCGCCGGGTGTCCGCATGCCAGACGTACCACGCTGCGTCGTCATCGGTGTGCGCAATGGCGTTCCTGAACACCTCTCGCATGAAGTCAGGGGCGTCCTTGCTGCTCAGCTCATTGTAGAGGTGGCTCCAGTCCTTCCCTTCTCCCGGACGATTGTCGCCGCTGTAGTCGACGAAGTACGGCGGGTCGGTGGCGAAGAGCTGTGCCTTCTCGCCGGCCATCAGTTGGGCCACATCCTCGGCGCTGGCCGAGTCTCCGCACATGATTCGGTGATCACCGCACTCCCAGATGTCGCCGCGTTGAACACGCAGATCCGTGATCTCTTCAGGCGCAAGGGGCTCAGCGTCGACAACTTCCGGTTCGACCAGGGGAGACGCACGGAGCATCTCGGCCAGGTCGTCATCGTCGTAGGCGGTGAACTCCATCAGGTCGGAGATCCGGAGGTCAGCAAGCAGCTTGGCCAAGATCTCATTGTCATTAGAGCCGAGCTCCGATGTGCGGTTGTCCGCGATGGCAAAGGCCGTGGCCTCTTCCTCGCTCAGGTGGTCGATGGTGATGATCGGGACGAACCAGTCCCCTTCCCTCTCCTGCACGCCGGACGGAGGCTTCTCTGCCTGCGTCTTGAGCTCCCGGAGGGCCTTGAGCACATGGTTGCCGGCATACACAATTCCACCACGCACCCGCAGGGCGCCGTTGAAGCCAAATCGGCTTAGAGACGTTGCAATGGCATCCACCGCACCGCGGCGATAGTTGCCGGGCCACTCAGAAAGAGAGGCGAGGGGAACAAGCTGAATATGTTGACTCGTGTCCACATACTCTATAAATCGAGCCGCTCCTCAAATGTGACCAAGACGCTCCAGTGCGTAGTCCAGCTGCCAGTCCCCTTCTAGCGGACCCACCATTTTCCGGCCAGCCAGAGCCAACTCCGGGGTGTCCTCGTGGGCCACGCGGATAAGCGCCTGCGCGCTCTTCCAGCCCTTGTTGATGGCCTGCTTCGAGACGCCGCCAAGATGTGCGGCCGTCGCATGCTCGGTTTCCATCAGCACAACGATAACGCCCCTTCGCTCAGCCTCCTTCAAATATGGCCAGACCTGACGGATGATGTCGGGGTCCATCGCCTCCGGCTCCGCTGCAGGTGGCTGCACGGTCACCGCCGCTTCAATCAACTCTTCGGCCATGGGCTCAGCCTGGCGGCGACGGGCGGAGTCCTTCACGTGGCCAAGGTGGCGTGTCACGCAAGTGCGCACGAACGCTTCCACCGAGGAGCCACGATTCGGATCGAACTCCCGGATGGCCACAAGAGCCGCGATGGTCGCCTCTTGCACGATGTCGCTGTGCTCGAGCCCCGGGATGCGCCACTCCTTGGCGATCCCTTGGAGAACCTTTTGGAGAGCTTCGTCAGCAATGGCACGTCGCTCCGCGTTCTTGTCGCCACCGGCCGCACGCTCGGCCCATACCCGGAGCATGATGCTCCCAGCCATCAACCCACCTCACGGTTGGCCGGGTGAGGAATGCCCAGTTGCTTGATCGAACGCAGCTTCTCGATCTGCTGATCCGTGGCTGTTCGGTCCGGAGCGGGCAGGGCATCTGGCTGGCGAGTAAGCAGCTGAAGCCTGGCCTCCTCAACCTTGTGCGGGGGGCACTTCACGAAGGTGATCCGACCGGCAGAACCGTTCTCACCTTCATCGAGCACCCTGCTCACGGTCACCCAGTTGCGAGCGCGGTTTCTCTCGATCTGCGCCCGGAACTCGCCGGCCGTGGGAAACCAAGGAGAGCCGCTCTGCAGAAAGTGGTTCACGGCTTGCGTCATCTCGTCAGCACTTAGCGGGTATCGCTCACGGCGAAGTGGCTCGAGAACGATGACCCAGGCATCCACGTACTCGGCTGCGGTCTCCAAAGTGGGGCCGCCCTTCAGAGAAACCAGACGTCGAATGCATGTGGCGACTGCGCTGCGGAAAGACTTGCTTGCCATCAGAAGGCCTCCTTCATCAGCCGCTCATCTTCTTCCCAGCGAGATCCGCCGACCATCCTTTCGACATCCGCGGCAGGGTCGCCCCAACCACCCTTCTGGGCAGAGCCAGGCTGCCCCCAGCGAGCCTTTTCGGCTTCCGCCAGAAGCTGTTGGACGTTGCTGAACACAGCCGCATATCCGAGGTCGGTCTTCCACCTGGCGCACCAGATCAGGAGGTTCGTGGCAAGTTCCTCGCCGCAGAAGTCCACCAGCCGCAGGATCGAGCTGGATCTGCCGATGTATCGCCGGACCATGGGGTCGGTGGGCGGTGGCTGGTTCATGGCTTTGGACAGGGCTTGCAGCACCCGCTGAACAGTCGGGAACGGGTTGCCGCTAATCACCTCAGCCTCGATGATCTCGGACTCCGGGTCATCAGGATCGCTTGGAAGTTCGTCATTCGCGTCACTTGCTTCAGCAAGTGAGTTAATGGCTTGGCTTGGCTTGGTAGTGCGCACGTCGTGCGCTTTCCGTGCGCACAGTTCAATTTCGCCTTCATCGGGCAGTTCGTGCGCTTCGCGTGCGCTTTCCGTGCGCACGGGGTGCGCTTTGAACCATTCTTCAATGGGCTCGCGCTCCTTGTTGGAAAGTCGGCTCGTGCGCGGCGTCGTACCGTCAGCGAAGTACTTGTGCGCACGGGCAAGCGTCAGGTGAACGGAATCGTTACAGTGCTCTGACCAGGCGTGAACGATGAGGCGGTCATCAACCCGGTCCACGAAGCCCGCTTCCACAATCGCCTCCAGGAGCTCTTGAGCGTCCCCGGTGTACCGGATGCTGCGGGCCATCACCGTGGGCTTCATGCCCGTGATCTCGCCATCGGCGTAGTAGGCCGCCACGTGATGCCAAAAGGCTTCCATGATGCCAAGGGCGAAGCAGTCCATGATTCCGAGAGCATCGGCCAGGTCGAGCGTCTTGGGGTGCTCCAGCGTTTTCGCCTTAGCCACCGAACAAGTCCTCCTGCTTCCCTACTGGGCGCCGCTTCACGGCTTGCCTTAGGGCTTGGAAACCCACCTCCACCCGTGCCTTGAGTCGCTGGCGCTCAATCGGCTCCACGAACTTCTTGTTCGAGACGTCGAGCGCGTCCGATGCCCGGACGTACTCCACCGCGGCCATCGCGATTTCGGCAGCATCGGGGAATTGGAGCCGCAGTTCTGCGATTCGATCAGGACTCATCTTCCACCACCGGGATGAGCACTAGCTCCAACCAGCCAGCACCAGTTGAGGCCCGTCCGCAATACTCCACAGGATCGGTCAGGATGTGGTCGCGCGTGTCGCCTGCGATCACCCCCGCGTCTTGCAGCCCATCAAGCGCCGGCTTTGCAGCCGCACGAATGTTGTCGCGATCAGTTGGTGAGTACGGCTTGTCGTTTGGCGACATAAAGGCACCCATGCTTCGCAACCATGCCGTGGAAGGCGCGGAGTACCGGTACACCAAATGGACTCGCTTGTGCATGGGGCGTCCGGGAGCGCAGGCCTTGCCAAGCACCGCCCAGTCGGCCCTCATTTTCTTGGTTGCTCGTTTGCGGACCCAAGTCGTAGCGACGGCCGGCTTCATACCTTGAGGCGGCAAGGCACCCCGAATCACGATCGGCTCGAGCGTCTTAGGCACGCCCAGGTTCCTCCATCACCCAGCGGTAGATGTAGATCAGCGTGACGATGAGCCACAAAGCGCAGATCACTATGAGCCCCTTCACTGGACCTGCTCCCGCAGCCCTTCGACTGCGATCTCGATTCTGGAGGGATTCACGGGCAACTCATCGGGGAGTGGCTCCCCTTCGTTGCAGAGGAACCACCACTGCTTGATCTCGAGCGGCCCCTTGGCTCGCTGGTCGACCATGAAGTGGAAGATCTCTTCTGGCTTGCCATCGAGCACCATGGTTTCCTCCGTGCGGAGGACCAACCAAAACTCGCCGGAGACCAGCTCAACCAGGCACCAGGCCCGTTTCAACTCACCACCTCGCCTTTGTCGTTGCGGACCTCGACGCTTTTGAACTTCAGCCCGGTTTTGGAGTAAGTGCCCTGGTCATCTACAACGACATGAGGTTCAAGCCTCATCGCTGAAGCCAGTGCACAAGCATATTGAACGCCAAATGCGTGTCGGACCTCAAACCGATTATCTTTCTCCCATTGGTAGACCAAGTGATTTTCTGCGATCTCGCCTACAACCTTGTGCCAGCTCACTCCACATCCTCCTTCTTTCGGTTTCTCGGAAGGTCCTCCCATTCGGCCACAGCCTTCGCTCTCGCATCCTCGTATGTGCAGATACCTAGGGCCTTGTATGCTTCTTGAATGGCCAGGTCAGGCTTGACCGGATCACCCTGATACGGCCAGTCCTTCTGAGCAAGCTCTTCGTGGCATGCCCGCCAAATGAGGAAGGCCAGGAGCGACTTCCGGGTCTCGGGCTCTCGCTGGAATCCGGCTTGCTCAATATCTTGCACGCCGGCGAGCTTCATGAAGTCATCCCTCTCCACTCGTCTCGAATCCCGGATCGAGGTCCCCTTCGGCACCGTCGCTCGGAACATGATGTAGTGCAGGCCATCAAAGGCGTTCTCGACATCGATCTCGCCCAGAGTCGCAACCTGCCGCGCGATGGTCTCGAGCAACTCTGCCCGAGTGAAGTTCTCCTTCTTGCAGTCGGCTAGGTAAGCGCGCCGAGCTTCGTCCTTCGGATCAGGCTCGCCGTCCGGACTGGCTTGCGGCAACTTCACGTACCGGATCTCTCCGACCTCACCTGTCCGTGAGCCCGGGCCAACGACGACCTTCGAATAGCCCTGGTGATCCTCTGGCCTGTAGTGCTCCTCGCGAACCGAGGGCTTGTCCCAGTGGACCTCCATAAGAGGCAGTGATTGCTCCTCAGAGAATCGCTGCGCGAACATCGCGGCCTTCTCATCGAAACACGTGCGGTTCTGGCACAGAGCGGGCTCATCGGCGCCGAACAGATCAGCCTGCGAGGCCGTGTTGCGAGGGCACCCTGTGCAAGCCGGCCGCTCGCCCATGGGCACGGTGGTGTCGAACCGAGCTTCCGCCAAGGGCTTTGCTTCTCGCTTGAGGTAGCTCCGGAGCTTTGCCGGTGTGTCGGGTCCTCCCCAGCCCCTGGTCAATTCGAGCACCCTAACCTGGTCACCGTGCGGCAACCGGCTGGCCAGCTCATACCATCCAAGGGCGAACTCCTTGGCTCGCAGCGACTCCTTCAGCGAATCCGAGAGGCCGAGCAGCTTTCGCCGGCGGGACACCCACTCTGCATTGCGGCCGAGCCGCTCGCCGATGGCCTGGTCCGTGTCGTAGAACGCTGAGAGCCCCTCGATGGCTTCGACTTCTTCGATCGGCTCTACATCCTTGCGCTGGATGTTCTCCGTCAGCGCAGCTTCGATGGCCTCCTGGTCACTCAGCTCCCGGATGATGACGGGAATGGTCTCGCATGCGGCGATGATGGCCGCGCGCGTTCGGCGAGATCCGCAGACCACTTCGAACTTGCCATCGACCGGACGGACCAGCACGGGCTGAAGCAGTCCTTGCCTGCGGATCGAGTCGGCAAGCTCATGCAGACTCTCCTCACTGGTGGTCCGGCGCGGGTTGTACGGCGCGAGATCGAGCAATGCCGGGTTGAGGTTGGTGATTTTGCTCACGATGCCTCCTCGCCGGAGAAGAGGCTCTTCTGGCCCGCCCGGCAATCCTCAAGGAAGCTGTGGATGTTGGGCATCCAAACACCGAATCTTCGGACCACGGCATTGAACTCCTCGAGGTCGTGGCCAATCAGATGGAAGCGCCAATCGCCTTCAACCAGCTTTGCCCGGAGGTGGCACAGCTCGTGGAACATGAGCGCGGCCTGCTGGTCGTTATCCAGGGCGAACCATCCAGCCTCATACACCGTGATGATGATCCGCTGCGGGACGGGCTCGCCTTCGAGGCCATCCATGTCCATGAGGTAGGAACTCAGGCCGGAGAGCACTCGGATGCGGGCGAGGCACGGGCGTCCCTTCTCCTGTTCGGCTTCGGCGACGAAGAGCACCGAGGTGCTCTCCTGCAGCTTGTTGTAGAGCTCATCGAACTCGCGGAACCGCTTGAACTGCTCTTCCTGCTCCAGGAGCCTCATGGCCACACGGAGCGGCTCCGGGGCCAGCTTGTAGACCTGGCTCACGCGGCCACCTCGCTCACGATCTTGAGGCCCATGATCTGTCGGATGATCTGTCGGTGAGTCTTGTAGGCGCGGATGGCCCGATCGCACCGATCCCTGCTCCACTCCTTGTCTTCGCGGAGCTCGGAAATGAGCCCGCCCATCTCATATCGCCCTACTTCAGAGAGCGGTCGCCAGTTGAGAATGGCGCCCACTAGGATGGCGTCTTCATTCTCGGGGTGATTTGTGTTCATCAGCTTTGAGGGGCCGCACTTTCAGCGGCTTCCGAATTGCCCGGTTCGGCCTCAGGTACCATCAGATCAGCGTGCGCTCCAATTGTCTCTGAGAGGGGTGTCACAACGGCCTGGGGGTGTGCCAACCCACCGGGCCATTTCTTTAGCCATCGCTCGACGGTTCGCCGGTTCACACCCACGGTCGCAGCGATCTTTGTCTTCGGAACTCCAAGGCCGTGCAGATGCCGCACGTGCGCTCGAAGCCGTTCATTCAACGATTCAATTTCCGTCATTTTTACGGTTGTGCCTGGACGATTTGCCAGGTACGGTAGGCACACTACCATTTTTGGTACACCGAAATGCAAGGGGCCGTCCTAGAATCAGGCGTGAGCGACGCGGAACGCTTCAAAACAGCCCGAAAACGGATGCGATTGACCCAGCAGGAGGTCGCAGATAACCTCGGCGTTTCGCGCGAAACGGTGGCCGCCTACGAGGCCGGCCGGGTGAAGGTGCCAGCGAAGGCGTTCAGCTCCCTCATGGCGATGGACACAGGGGTCAACATGCTCGACCGGCCCCGCATCCCAGTCACCTTCGACCCGCAGCCGATGCGCTACGCTGGTGAGGTGCCGGCGGGAGACTGGGGAGATCCACTAGCGAGCGAGGATTTCATCGACGTGGACCCGGCCCTGTTCCACGCGAAGCGCTACGCCGCCAAGGTAGTGGGGCCGAGCTGCTACCCTGCGCTCCACCCAGGGGACCTCGTGATCTGGCACCACGATGAATCCCCACCCTACGGCATGCTGGTGCTGGCACAAAGAAAAGAGGACCATGCCTGTACGGTCAAGGTCCTCGATTGGGATGCTGAAACGAATCAGCCAGTACTGCGGCCGGTGAACCCGGACCACGAGCCCGCTGGCTCAGATGGCGGATGGGTGGCCATTGCCCGCCTGGTCGCTGTGATCAGGAAGATCGATGGGCTGGAGATGCGGTGGTTCTTGCCCGAGGGAATCCGCCCAAGACACTTGACCTCGCATAGCTGAGCCAGCCAATTGGATTCACGGCTTACCTCCGTCGTATTGGAGGCTCGGCTCCCCACGGGGAGCCTTCTTCATTTTCAAGGGTCGAGTCGGCGGCGGCGCTTTAAGGCGAGCGCAGCCAAGCCAGCCATTGCGACCATAGACGCAGGCTCTGGAACAGCCTGCAGTGACTGCTCCCACTGCGCAGCGATCTTGCCGTAACCAGTGGGATTCGGGTGGACGAAATCAGCGATGTCTGTGTCCGGATTCAGCGCATTGAACATGTCCACGTAGTAGATCGAGCGCCCAGCAAGCTGGCGCTCAGACACGATCTGCGGCACCATCACCGAGATGTTGGTGGCGTGAGCAAGGTGGTGGAGGTAGTTCGCTCCAAAGCTGCTGTTGGCCTTCGGGATCGAAGCCATGTGAACCTGCACACTCGGGTCCACCGCGAAAATGGCATCAAGCAACTCGTTGTATCGAGCACGCATTCCAGTCGGGTTGTTCTTGTACTCGGCTGAATCGTTTGTGCCCGCCATGAGGAGTACGACGTCGGGCTGGTACGTCGTCATCCACTGGGTCACGTTGCCTCGATCAGGCAGCGCAGCCTGCCCAAAAGTGAGCGAAGCGACGTTCCATCCCGGCTGGCCAGCGTGCGGCCGGTCCGCTGCGACTAGCGAAGTCGCCCCCTGGGTGCGAGGCCCTACCGGTGTGAATGTGAAGTTGTCGGCACGCAGGGCACTGTACAACTGGCCACGGTAACCACCTACCTGCGGCGTTCCTGTTCCTTCGGTGATCGAATCGCCCAGCGGCATGATCCTACCGAGGTCAACAACCGTAGCGCCGGAGATGGCGGCGCAAGCAAAAGCCAGAGTGGCCAACGCGGCTCTCATGCGTGCCAGTCTACTCATTTCCTCGGCCAGAGGAAGGGATGGCAGGGCAAAGCCAGCAAATGTACGAGACCCTTGGTGGGCCGGGGCGCAGCAGCACGCTTGGCCTCGCAAACGCAACCTGGCGGCAACTCGCCCCGAATGGGCCATTGGAAACAAATTTATTCTGGTATTGACTTGGTATACCAATAATGGTACAGTGTTGGTATAGCCCTGGCACGGGCTATGGAGACAAATGAACAAGTACACGGAAGGATTGCTGAGCGGCCTCGGAGCCGCCTTCTTCCTCGCCTACATGGCCTGGTGTATCAGCACTGGCATCCAGCGCGACCAGGAATACCTGGAAGCCAACGACGCCCGAATCGAGCGCGAAATCGAACGCCGCGCGGGGTGGAGCAAGTGAGCCGTTGCCCCGAAGGCTGTGGAGTCGAGCTCGTGGAGGAAACGGTGGACGTAGTGGACCAAGGATTCCACGCTGGCGACCCGCACGCCCCTACGCATGAAGCGCAATGGCTCCGGTGCCCCTCCTGCGGTTACGAGTGCGAAGCGGAAGCTTTCCTACAGCCTTTCGAGCCGGACCCTGCGAAGGGGCCTGCCCCGACCGAGGATGAGTGGGCGAAGGCGACGGGCTTCGATGACATCTTTGCGGAGGTGGGCGCGTGAGCGGCCTCCGCGCGCACTTCGCCAGCGCCATGCGGCGTGACCGCAATGAGGTGCTGAACAAGCGGATCGAAGCTGACATCGCCACGGTGCTCGCTTCCACTCCGACCAAGAAGGATGAGCTGGACTCGCTCAAGGCTTTGGAGAAGACCCTCCGCGAGGCGTACTTCCGCATCAACGGCTTGGTCGAGAGCATGGAGACCATGGACGTCGAGCAGATGGACCGGGCTTACGAAACGATCATGGAGGGTGCTCTCTAATGGGCACCCGCAACCTCACCCTGGTCCGATTGGGCGGCAAATACAAAGTCGCCCAATACGGGCAATACGACGGGTATCCGGAAGCAGTTGGCGCCGGGATCGTGGAGGTGCTCAAGACGTACCCGCGGGAGCAAATCGAGACGGCCATCGCCGCTTGCGCTTTCGCAACCCCCGATGACATCGAGACCCGGTGGGCGGCAGCTCACGCCAGGGAGGACCTTTACGTTTCTAAGTGGCCTTGGCTCAGCCGGTCGTGCGCCGGAGACGACTTGCTCAGGCTCTTGATGGGAGAGACCTTGCGGCAAATGTTTAGCCGCTCGATCTGGCGAGGGCCGGTTGATGTCATTCGCGACCAGCGCGCGTTTGCCAAGGACGGCCTGTTCTGTGAGTACTGCTACCTGATCGATTTCGACCGCAACGTGTTCGAGATCTACATTAGTGGGAGCCAGGCCGTAGAGGGCACGGTTCCTCCGGAGTTTGAAGACACCTCCAACGCGGATGGCTATCACCCGGTCAAGCTGGCCGGTGCCTGGCCGATCGATGAACTTCCTTCGGTCGACCAAATGGACAAAGCCTGCGAGAAGATCATGGAGGGCGCGGCCTGATGCCCGCCCCCATCATCTGGCCGACCCGGTACGTCGCCATCGACCTCGAAACTTCGGGGTTGAACTCCACTTACGACCAGATCCTCCAGGTGGCGGTGGTGCCAATGGAGTCTGGGCAGATCATCGGCGATCCGTACTACACCCGGGTCCTCCCTGGCTCCAAGTTCCGGATCTCGCGTGAAGCTCTGGAAACCCAAGTGGGCGAGACAGACGGTGATGCGCTCAAGGCTTGGTGGGAGAAGCTGCATAGCGAGGGCCTCGAGAGCCGTGCGGCCATGCAAGGCCTCATCAATTGGGCACGGGACGGCGAGTACCTGAACCTGCCCGTCGTAGCGCACAACGCCTGCTTTGATTGGGGCTTCTTCAGCCAGTGGGTTTACAACTGGCGAGTGATGTGCGGGCTCCGCTCGCCCTTGGGGCCGATGTGGCTTTGCACCATGGAGATTGCCCAGGGACACCCCCACTTCAAAGGCGCGAAGTCCTTCTCCCTCGACCTCGTAACGCAGGCACTCGGATTGCCTCTTCGACCGAAAGGCCATGACGCCATGCAGGACGCAATCCTGGCGGGCCAGGTCTACCACGCCCTCACCGGAGGGTCACTCTAATGAACGAACAAGCACTTCAGCCCGAAGCAACTGCCGTCATCGACGGCCTCATCATCAACATCGAAACCGGCGAGGTCGTCGGCCAAGAACGACCGGAGTTCCAAGTCGCCGACGAAGCATCTGCTGAGTGGGTGCTCGAGCGAATCATGAACGCCGAAGCCGACGCTGCGCGCGATCGGCTGAAGCTCAAGGCCGTAGCCGAACGCCTTGAAGCGGCGATCAAAGCGAGCGAGCAGCGAGCAGAGTGGTTCCGCAATCGATACGGCACCGAGCTCGAAGAGTTCGCGAGAGGTCGTTTGGAAGGTGCCAAGACCAAGACTCTGAAGCTGACGTGGGGGAGCATCAGTTTCCGCACCGTGAAGGGCGGGCTCCGAGTCAGTGACCCTGAAGCCGCACTAGCATGGGCGAAGCAATATGCGCCGGAATCAGTGAAGGTCTCCGAGAGCTTCCAGATCACCAAGCTGCCCGATACCTGGCGAGAGAATCTGCTGGCTGGCTCACCGGACGACCTTGCAGAGCGAGGGTTTACCGTTGCCGCAGACAGCGAATCCGTGAGCATCAAGACGGGGGTGAGCTCCTAATGAGCGAAGCGGAAGTCAAGAACCTTCCCATTGAGGTGGGCATCCACAAGATCGGCGCGGCCGTCGTAGCCAAGGTGCAGGATAAGGGCGGCAAGGTCGTCCAGTTCACCATCGAAGGCTACAAAGGCACGATCAAGGTCTGGCGCTCCCAGCTTGGGGAAGGCGGCTTGCTCAAGGTCGAGCAGACCATTCCTGACCTCACCATCGAGTGCAAGGAGGACACCTTCGAAGGCAATCCTGTGCTCGAGCGGTGGATGGTGGTGCCGAAGGCATCGAACGCCCAGGCCGGGCGCGGTGGAGGTGGTGGTGGATACCGAACCAACCCGCCGAAGACCCCGGCCGAGATCCATTCCTCATCGATCAGCGGCATCGTGAAGTCGGCCATCGAATGTGGCGGCAAGGACTGGAAGACGATTGCCACTGCGGCCATCGAGGTCTATTGCGAAGGCATCAAGAAGGTGGCCGGATGAACAGCTGGCCCATGCTGATCCTCTACCTGGAGGAGCGACAAGCATACGGGTGGGCAAAGCGTGACGAAGCGGTTGGCCGGGGCGATATTCGCTCCGCCAACGCCTGGGAGCACTACGCCCAGACCATGAAGGTGTTCATCGAGCAAGCCCAGCAGGCGATCATCGACCAGCAAGCAGCGAGCGGAGTGGTGGCGTGAAAGAACGTCCCATCCTTTTCAGCGGGGAGATGGTGCGGGCCATCCTCGAAGGTCGCAAGACGCAGACGCGGCGGATCGTGAAGCCGGAGCCGCTGCCTTACACCGAGGTCTGGCATCCGAGGGAGCAAGTGTGTCGGCATACAGACTACTGGTTTGCAAGAGTCGCGGCGCGGTGCAAATACGGCGTCCCTGGCGACCGCCTTTGGGTGCGCGAGACGTGGGGCGACGGGGAACAAAACAACTGCGAACCGGGCGTTTACTACCGAGCCACAGACCCCGCATGGGATGAGGAGGAAACCGGGTTCCGCTGGAAGCCTTCCATCCACATGCCCCGCTGGGCCTCGCGCATCACGCTGGAAGTCACGGGCGTTCGGGTTGAGCGGTTGCAGGACATCAGCGAGGCAGACGCCAGAGATGAAGGCGCAGGGCTGCTTTTGGAAGACCGTGAGTATTGGGATGGCGACCCGGACCAATACCGCAAGTGCTTTCGAGTTCTGTGGGAGTCCATCAACGGCCCCGGATCGTGGGCTGAGAACCCGTGGGTCTGGGTCATCGAGTTCAAGCGGATTGAGGTGCCTGCATGAAGCGCCGCAAGCGACTTCTCGACTTCGTGCCGAAGCTGGGCAAGTGCCCGATCGAAGGCAAAGACCGCTATGGCAGTCGCAAGGACGCCTCGATCATGAGGCGCAAGCGATTCGGTGATGGCGGCAATGTCTACCACTGCCCGCACTGCCACTCGTGGCACTTCTCCTCCGAGGAACGGAGGGCCAAAACCAATGACTGAAACCGCTATCGTAATCCAGGCCCGGTTCGTCCGGCAACTTCAACGAGACTTCTACAACGGCGACAAAGGCCTGCTGCAGGAGTGCAAGATTCAAGAGCGCAAGCTCGACCAAATGCTCGAAGAGCTTGACAGCGGGCAGGGCTCGCTGCTCGAAGAGGAGGTGACCGCGTGA